TCCTTAGCTTCATCCTCTACTACTGCGTCATATACAGCAGTCAGGTATCCCTTCTCATATTCACTTAATGGTAACTCATTTAATTCATCAGGGTGAAAGGAATAGCCATTGAAATTGTGTCTCATCACAAACTCCAATCTATAGCGATTTCATCACCAGTTGTGGGGCAGTTGTAAAAACCATCAGCGCCTATATCGCGTGGGAAGTCCTCTTTTAAGATCCTGATTAAATCCTTTTCATCAGTTGCCCTAATGATGCCAAAATCAAGACCGTTTTCGCCCTCTAAATAAAATTCATATTTTTTCATCGCTATTCCTTTCTGCATAACCGTAAGCTTTTTGAATAACTCTTGGTAAATGCCTTGCGCTTAAAAAGCGTTCAACGTCAGGGTAATTGTCAGGTATTTCTGAGCCATCATCCAAACCCAGCCAAAGCCAAGTATTAACAAAATCTTTGTCAGGATTAAGTAAAGCAACTTCAACTAAACCATCATGGACCTTTTCGTTCATTTCATTTGAAACAGATAAAATATATCTATTCGGTAAATTAAGCTTAACATTTCTTAACTTCATCGCGCGTTCCTCGCAGTGTAAGCATCAACGCAATTTAAAAAATGATTGTTAGTAGCTTTTGAACTACCTTGCCAATGCGAAACCCAAATTGACCTATCGCTGGGCTTCCTTCCATTTAAAAAGCCCACAAAGCGACAGCGTTTGCCCTCAGTGCCACAGCGCAACCATTGACCGCGCTGTAGTTTGATTTGACCGCTTTTAATAGCGTCTTGAACGCTGGGCGTCCAAAGATTTAAAGTAGGTAAATATCTCATTATGAAAGATCCGTCACTTTAACCTTAACAACCTTCAAATCAACGGAGTCTGTTGTTTCTGGGTTAAGGTCTAGATCGCCACATAAATCAGCCCATAAATTGGGGTGCAAAGGATTGTTTATATCCTCACGACTTAAAGAGATAAAACGCCCATTATAAAAAAGTTTTTCGTCTACAGTATACATTTAGCCTTTCCTTTCCTTTATTTGTGGCGGCATCTGTTAAAGTTTTTGGTGCAACATCATCTTTATCAGATTGCACTTGCCGCCACGATTCGAATTGTACCACGTTTAAAATGATATCACAAACATTTAGATAATATCAGATAAACAGAGGTAAAACGAAAATAAGAGCCAGCACTAGCCCTCGTGATAAAGTGTACCAAATAATTTCGCGGTTACTCATAACGGCAACCCCAGTTCGTCACATCCCTCTTTAAAATTTAATCGGGTAAAAATGCGGCATAAAATAGATCTAGCCTTTTTATCAGTTCCAGTAAAATTATCATCAGTTCTGATAAAATCGCTATCTTGCCCAGAAAAAATCAATTCGCTGATTTGGTCGTTCATTTTTTCTTTAGCCTCATTTAAAAGGCGTCCTATTTCGTTCTCATGCGGATCACTAGAAAAATAGTAAGCCTCATCAGCAAATATCTTAATAACATCGTGAGCTAAAACCAGTTGATCGAGTTGATCAGTTTTAGACTTTGTTAAGCTATTTATTCTAGCTTCTAAATCGTCAAAAGTTTCCATTTGTTAGCCTTTCCTTTTGTTTAGCTTTTAGCGCCTATAACAGCACTGGATGCCAGCCCTTGCTAGGGCTGGTCACCAATAATGTCTTAGCTCAGTCTCAGCGTGCCTCCAGAGCTTCCAGAGCCTACGCCGCGACTAAGACTGGCCCTATCACCAGCGGCCGCGCCTGCACTAGCCGCAGAACCGCTCCCAGAATTGCGGCCTCTAGCCGTTCCTATTCTCGGAAACATTTTGCGATGCTCCAAGTCTCTCTTTTGACCAGCTAAAACGACTAGATCAGTTCCAGTGCTAGATTGCTCTTTAACTTGCTGGTTTTCGTCCTTAGCCATTCTTTTTAATCTATCGCCTATACGATAGCCCATAGCGTTTAAAAAATTTGATCTTATCGATTGTGGGTGGTGCCTCATGCGTAAATCCTGATACTCCCATTGGGTCTTGAATTGTGCGAATTCCTGCTCCATTGTGGCCTTAATCAGATTGACCATGTACAAAGCATTTTGAACATTGTGAGGCGCTCCAAAAAATGAAATATTGCCGCTCGTGTTGTCATTTCGCCTAGTATAAGAGTGTAACAAAATTTCAACTTGGCAGAAGTCTCTAATGCCATTTAAAGAACAAACGACTGGGTGCTTGCGTTTTCCAGCTTCAAAATAGTTTATCTCAAAGTCCATTTCTTGAACGTCAAGCTCTGTTAGAGACACGTTATACTTAGCTTGTAGTTCACTAAGCTTTTGCGCGGCTAGCATTGCTTCAGCTTCCGAACAGCCATTATCAATAGTACGTTCACTAAACATTTTCATTCTGTTTAATATTTCTTTTTTATCCATTATATAGCCTTTCCTTTTTTAAATAGATAACCATAAACTTATAGCAAGCTTATGAAATGCCAGCCTAACATATAAGCTGGTCATTAATAAGCTTAGTGTGTCTGAAATATTACAGGCTTTTGAGCGGCCCAACAAACCGCGCAATCAGCGCAAGAATTAACTTGTTTGGTTTGTTCTGGACAAAGTATAGCTTCCTTCCTTTCTATTGCCTGTTTTGACCTAATATCGTCAAAACTATTTGCTGAAAAATTATCGTCAAAGTTGCCGCTAAATCTAACCGCAAAGCGTCTGTTGCAATTGTCTCTTAGGCTTAGGATTGATTGACCTATGGAACGCTCCAATTTGTCGCTAGCGTTGGGCTGGTTCGCTGTATAGCCGTAAACGTGCAAGGCTGGAAATTTGCCTAACCAGCCAGCCCATTTAGCAACATAACCAACACTGTAAAAATCGCCTAAAATATGCAATCTAACTAGAAAGCCTTTAGGGTGTTTACGCTGTAATTCTGCAAGCTCAATTTCTAGCATTGCCTCAAGTGCTGGGCCAGCCTCATATCGGTATGCATAGCGCATATGGTTACCATAACAGTCTAGCCAGTGAACGCATGATTTAGGACAAGTCGCACGTTCTTCTAAAGTCAAAGTAAATATTGGAAAGCCTTTATAATGGCCCTTATTCACCTTTTTACCTAGCTTAGCATTAGTTGATTTTTTAATAAGCTTTTCCGTTTTAGCCATTAGCGAACTATCAGCTTTTTTTACGCGATATTGAAATAATGTTTTTCCAGCATTTGCGGCAATTTGGGTTTTAGTTAAAGTCATTTGTTAAACCCTCACTTTTTAGCTGGTCATTATCTTGCAGTGATAAATGATCAAATTCATCAAAAAAATCACGCTCGGAGTCGCGTTCTAATTTGTCTAGATACGCTTTAAAGTTTTGGTATTTATTTTGCATTTGTTAGCCTTTCCTTAGTTTATGCAATTGGTATTAAATGCCAGCCTAAAAAATAGGCTGGTCATTAATATCAATATTCACAATTAATATGATATTTTTCTACTTCTGCTCCGTTTGAATGGTTGCCAATAAATGTCACCCAATCTCGAGAATCTACCTCAATTTCGTTACCTTGCTCATGCTCACTTTGACCCGATTTTGTGTAATTAATGCCACAAGCAATCGCTTTTTTCTTATTGGTAAAAACGGCTATTACACCGTCGTCATAACCTCTAACTACATATGCATAAGCCATAATCAATCCACCCAAACTAGAGTCGTCGGTTTAAGAAATATCTCATTTCCAGTGTCATAATTAGTGCATGAATAATTAGCAGGACCAAACCAGTCTTTAGGATTGTAATGATTACGGATGAATTCATGCTTTGCGTTTTCTTTACGCTTGAAACCATGACCTTGTTTTACTTGCTTTATCAAAACTTGTCTCATTGTTAGCCTTTCCTTTTGCTTATGCGCGAATCAGTAAGTGCGCGGTTACACGTTCATTTTAGCGATATCAATAGATATTAACAAGCATTTATATAATATTGAGTAAATATTAAGTGATATTAGGTAATTGTTCAGTGAGTAGGGGAAAGGCTTTTTTGTGACCTAAACTATACCAAAGTAAACAAGGCCTATCAGCGAGCTTTATATTAGCTCTCAGCGATTTTTGACCAATTTTTGACGTTCAGTATACAATTGTTCGCGATTGTTTGGATTGTGCCAAAAATCGACCGAACAGATACAAAAACACAAGGTTGGGCGCGGGCGCGCGCAAATAATACAATGTGATACAAAGAGCAAGCTAATGTTTTCCAATGTTCAAATTAAGCACAAATCAAAACAATGGTTCAACTTTGTTTCGCAATGTTTAAATATTGTTTAACTCAATACCGAACCCCATTTAAGTTTTGCATTGTACTATTTCTGGCTAATGTTGAACAATGGCGAACAATTGTATACAAATGAGATCTCTTTTTTTTACCCCCCCCGTCAAAGTATTTGCAGCTACCTATGCTATAACTACATTCCCATACAGTAAAATCTGTGCTATGAATTTTTTGGGTGTTGTTTAATAAATTTTACCTCCCTGATTTTTATTATTTTCTCTCGCAACACCCCCCCCTACCCCCTATTAGGAATTTAGGAATTGTTAGGAAAATCAAAATCCTAAGTATTTTGCAGATATTTTGCTAATATTTTAATATTTTCTATATTTTAAAGGGCTTAAAACTAATAAGACATACCTATACTTAAGATTATTTATTTATTAAAATGCCTATAGGCATTAATAATTAATAATTGTAGTATGTTGAACATAACTTTTGCGGAAAGAATATGGCTGGTAAACCAAAATTAAAAAAAGCTTTATCCGAACTTGATCAAAGAGGTGGCGTTGAGGCTTTGCAGAGAGAATTGTTAGCTGGCAAAACAATTCCTATGATTGCTAAAGAACTAGATTTAGATCGCGGCTACTTTAGGCGTAACGTGATGAAAGACGAAAAGTATGGCAACGCTATACGAGAGATAGAGCATTTAGTGGCTGATGCTCATGCTGATGCTGCGTTTGAAGCTCTTAACGATATTAAAGATAGGCGAGACACTGAGGTTAAAGAAGCCTTAAACGGTGATCGTGACGTTGCTGAGGGTAATGTTAATCAGGTTGATATTGGCATTGCTAAAGGTTTAGCGCAGCAACATAATTTTATAGCTTCATCTT